CAACACTCTCCAGATTAATTTCAAATACATTACCACGTTCGACATAAAATGCCATTCTACCATCAGTTAACACGTAAAGATGCCATCTATTAGTTTCACCAATTTCAGCTTCAAAAATACCAGCTAAATCATCATTAAACCCAGTTTGTGGAGTAATGTATGTTTGCATTGTAAAATCGTTAGTAAAATTCGCATCAGACGTGGCATTAGTTTCTATACGTCCTGGATTACAAACTAATGTTCCATTACCATTTAATTGAGCACTATCATATGCAGTCATTATATGTCTTGAAGCATTTTCAGCCTCTAACCATAATGTCCACATATAATCGTTAAGTGATGGAGGTATTCCAGCATGCGCCTTAAAGAACGCAGGTGACCATCTAAATCTTCGTAATCCCATATTAATTTATTCCATATTTTGCTTGTAAGTATTGATTAACTCTTCTAAAATCTTTCTGATCTATTCTACCATTGTAAATGAGCATTGCCATTAAACCACCTGTCCAATTTCTACCAATTTCAAATGGACCAGCATTAAACGTTGATATATAATTAGTTGCGTCTACTGCTTCAATAAGCGTACCATTAACGTATAGTCTTAGTTCATTTGCAACTGAGTCAACTGCTACTGCGAAAACTGCTTTACCATTTGGTATATCATATATAATTTCTTTTGCTGGACCTTGGTATTGTAAAACAATATCAAGACCAACATCGTCATTTATGATAGATAGTCCAGTTCCACCACCTGCAGTATCGAGCATAGCAAGGATATATCTAAATCCTGCAGTATTTGTCTGAAAATCTATTGCCCCAAATACTGTATAATCTTCTTGTAGATCTATATTAATGTCAGTGAAGAATAATATATCTGATCCATCAAAGTCAACAGTTTCATTATCAATATCATATGATAAAGTTCCAGTATTAAGCACCATATCGTTAGTAGTATTACTTTGGTCTATGATACGTTCTACGTAATTAGCACTAAAATCATTCGCGGCACTGAAAGTTATTTCCTTTCCGTTTGAATCAACTACCGAAAAATTTGAAATTTCTGAAGTAGTTGTTCCACTACTATTACTAATCTCTTGGAAAAAATGACCAGTAACATTACCAGAGTTAGTTTCACTTCTTAGTGTTACCCAGCCTGCACCAATATTGTATTCACAATAAACCATATTGCTTGCATCTCTTCGTATTCTAAAATCTGCTTCCGTAACTGCAGTTACGAATGTGCTAGAACCACTTGGCGTTGTTGCGACAAAACCACCAGAACTTTCATTCCTTTCCATTACAAATGAACCGCCAACGAGACCAAGTGTGAATACTGCACTCCTAGCACTAGAACCTGCGGCAGTTTGATTCCAATGATATGATATGGTAAATACTGTATTACTAAATGAACTGCTTTCACCAGCTAACCACTGTCCAGTTGTTGTATCAGACATAGTTAGAACACCAGTTGATGTTAAAGTAGGAAATCCAGTAACACCACCAAATACCGATGTATATTTACGTTTATCTATCGCACTAGATCCTTCTTCACTAAATGATCCAATTTTGTAAGTAACTGTAGTTAAAGATTCTTCTGCAATACTACTAGATATTACTGAGTTAAAATTACATAAGGCTAATGTGTAGGCATCTGGTTCAATTATCACATCTCGTGGTATCACTCTCATAGTAGGTCTTCCATAACCTCTATCAGTACCAACAGAAAGATGAAGTCTTCCAATTTCACCATTCCAATAATTAGTATTACTTTGCGTTTTTCCGATACACAATTTAGAATTACCACCTGCAATATTAGAGAAATCGCCAGTTGAAGATGCAACTTTGATTCCATTAACATAAAGTGAGTTTTTACCATCTGCTGTACATGCGGCAAAATGAACCCATTCACCTACATAAGTTGCAAAGTCTGTAGTATCTGAAAGAATATGAGGTGTAGCATCAAACTGAAATTCTAGAACATGTTTTGCTCCGTCCCATGCAACTCTTATTATATTATAGTTTTCGTCAATGACGGTAAATGTATTTGTACCCAAAGCTCCAGTTAATTTAATCCATCCCTCAATGGCAAAATTACCCTCCATAGAACTTCCCCAGTCATTAATTTCTACAGCATCGGAAGTACTACGAGTTAAAACAAGAGACTTTTCAGTAGTGTCTATGTATGCACTGTTATTAACCGTAACATCGCGACCATTAGAACGTTCAGATTCAATCCAGACTTCCCAATCTACCGTATCCAATGAATAAGGAAAAGTTACGCCTTTCCCATTTCGTTGAACATTATATATTGTTCCGTTACGTTCAACGGTAATCGGAAGATTTAGATATCCACTCATTATACAAGGTCCTCATATGCTGCAATAATTTTTGTTCCAGAACTTCTAAGAACAAGTTCGATAAACGATCCTGAAGTAATTGTTGTACCTTCATCAGTTGGGCGAGCTCCAACCCAATACCACGTCGGATCAAACGAAGCACTAACAGAAGCAACAGTAGTTGCTGTGATAAGTGATGTTGCATATTTTGATTTACCTACTTCGGTATTAGCTGCAGTAAATGAAGTATCACCATCAAGTGTATATTCATATGCACCTGTTCCACTAAGATCAATAACTACTGCTCCTGATGTAGGTCCAAATTCTCCAAGCACTGTATCATTAAGAACTGAATCTAGATCCAATGGATCTAACCATTGTGGATCACCAGAAAGTTGAGCAAGTACTTGTGTTTCTGTAGCATCATAACCTACAAGATCAGCTGCTTCTGCTACATCTTCCCAATAATTTGTTCCAGATACATGTGTTAATGATTGAGTTACTGTAGTATTATATCCACTTACAGTAGTAAGATCAATACCACCTCCACTTCCAGATAATTGAGCAGATACTGAATCAATTTGAGCTGAAAGATAAGTAATATCAGAATCATTTGAAGTAATATTCGCAGTATTAGTATCTACAACACCTGAAATATAATTAATACTAGAAGTATTAGCATCAACTATACCACTCACATATGTAGTTTCTGCCTTTGTTGAATATAAAGTATCAGCATCAATTACACTAGTCCAGCTAAAATCACCTTGAGTATGAGTAAGTACTTGTTCTGCACTTAAAACATAACCTGTCAAATCTGATGATTCAATAGTGTCATTCCAAATATTTACTCCTGAAGTATGAGCAAACGATTGCTTTTTAGTTGCATCATATCCACTAATTGCAGTAAAATCAGTACTTCCACCACTTTCAAATAATGTATCATTAACGTAAATTTGTCCAGATATTACAGAAAGTTTTTCATTATTAAAATAAACAGATCCACTTGATACAAAAAGATCTTGCCATTGATATCCAGAAGTTCCTAATGAATATGTATTAGTACTAGCCGGAACTAGATTACCATATATATCTGTAGATCCAGATAGCGGTATATATTTTAAAATTTCTTGAGCAAGATAATTAGTATCACCACTCAAAGTTACAATATCAGCTAAAATAGAAGTTAAATCTACTCCACTTAATCCAAGTGATGTAGCAAAAACTTCTGAGGTAATTTTTCTTGAGACCCATTCACCATTAACGTTTGCTGTTATTAAAAGATAATCACTAATAGAAGCTGCAGATAGTGAAGGAATGCTATTTATACGTGTTCCAAAATTTGGCATTGTTATTCCCTTATGTTATAATCGGTATTAAAGTCCTGTCTTCATAAAACAGGAATAAATAACTTTCTTCTTTTATCAAATATTTATACATTGCACTTGGAGGCGCTGATTGAACACAATTTAAATCTCCACTTAACATACGTCTCCATATACTACCCCAATTACCTGATACTTGAAGTGTGTCTGGTGTAAAGAATGAACCATCATCTCTTATTGTTGTTACAACGAGATCTGGTGAATTTTCATATTGAATTAATGCACTTAAATCACCAGACGAGCTGAAGTCATAAATATTTCCTGATAAAACTGCATAAATATTATCCAACCAATAACTTCCACTTAGCTCATCAAGAATAGGAAGTTGATCATAGTTTGGCGCTTCAATTTTTCCTTTCTTAATTAGATCGTAAAATTCATCCATTGATTGTGTATAAAGTCTATTGTCATACCATCTACTAAATTCAACTGGTAATGATACAGCTGATGGATCACCCGGCGTTAATCCATCGCTTTCTGTTGGGAAATAATCAGCATCATAATCATTACAAAAGTTAATTTTCTTAATACGTTTATCAAGTCCAGAATCATAAGCTTCAGTACCTGGAAAAATCCATGTATTAAGTGTAAATCTTGTTGATGCAGCAACACGCCAAGGATCATTTGCTGAAATATCTTCAGCATTTTGAATAGCAATATTTCCATCCCAAACTACATGTGATTTGAGATTTCCATTTCCTGCAGGACTTGGCCATGTTACATAGATATCAGGATTCATTATAGCAACAAAGTTCGAGAGAATTTGTTCTAAATCGGACATATATTTACAAACAACACCAAGTTCATAAGTAATAGTAATAGGCGTTGCTACATTATGCATTAGATTAATTCCTGCGGTTCCATCTTGGAACTCCATTACTGAGTTAACAGAATGAGCTCTTCCTGCGTCCCAGGAAAAACCGATCATACTTAATGCACATGCAGGAAGTTTCAAGGTTTTATCTCTATTTTCGAGATTCTTGAAAATTCTACTACGTGGTCCATACATGCATGGAACATTTATCGTTTGTTGAACTGGTGTACCATTGATGGTTTTTGTTCTAGTAATCTTGATATTATCAAAAACATCAAGCATTTGAGCAGTTGCATCATGGATTTCTTTATTATAGCTTACAAATTTCATGATAAGAAATACTTCTTTTTCTTTCAAATATTTATAAATCTTATGTTTTGTTGGAAAAAATTTTGGAATCCTTATAAATATTAAAGGCAAACCAACCAGGAGTTTTATATGGGTTTTATTTCTAAAACTATAACAGCAATAAGTAGTTTCGTCAGCCCAGAATATACACAAAAAGTTAATCAGAACTTTGATGAATTCGCAGCTGTAAGTGATCCAGAGATTGAGGCAGAAAGTGTTATTGAAAAAGCGCTTGTTTCACCTGGTACTGGCGCATCTGGTGCCAATCACGATTCTATTAATACCTACAAACAATTAATTTACGGAAAGGTTTCTTTCGATAAACCTAAACGTCTTTCCTTCTATCGAAACATGGCAAAATTTCCCGAAGTATCAGATGCTATCGACGAAATTTGTGATGCATGTATTAACTACGATGAAAACGATAATTTTGTTTCGTTAACATGGCGAGAACATGAACTTAGTGATGAACAAATTGAAACTATCGATAGTGAATTTCAAAAATTTATTTCAATGTATGACGTTGAAAATAATGGCTGGGAATATTTTCATTCACTTATTCGCGATGGTGAAGTAGCATTTGAAAATATTATTGACACTAATAATCCTGAATTAGGAATTGTTAATGTTAAACGTATTCCTCCAGAATGTTACGAATATCTTATTGATATTAACTACAATCTAGTAGGCGTTCTTCTTAATGCAAAAATTGTTGCAATGAAGCATGTTGAAGATATGGGTAAAATCAATATGAAAGAATGTCTTGGAACTTGTGGTGAGTTAAAAGATATTCAATTAAGAAACTCTGATTCTTATTCAAGTAGATCAGAAGATTCTATGATTATTCCTATGCCAATGACACAGCTTACATTAGTTAATACTGGAGCTTATAATAGTGATAAATCAGTTGTTTATCCAGTTCTTGAAACTGCTAGACGACCATATCGTCAATTAATTCTTATTGAAGATGCAATCATTATTTATCGTTTGATTCGCGCTCCAGAACGTCTTGTATTTAATGTTGATACTGGTAAACTTCCTCCAAGTAAAGCTGAAAAGATGGTTTTCCAGATGATGAAACGTTATCAATCTAAGAAAGTTTGGGATCCTTCAACTGGTACAGTTACTAATGATTATGATCCACATCAAATGTTGGAATCTTATTGGTTCCCAAAACCTGATGGTTCTCAAGGAACTACAGTTAATACTCTTACAGGTGCACAGAATCTTGGAGAACTTTCTGATCTTCACTATTTCCAGAAAAAACTTTATGTAGCTTTAAAGGTTCCATTTAGTAGAACTAGTGATACACCAATTGCTCTAGAAAAAGCAGAAACAATTTCTTATGAAGAATATAGATTTGCTAAGTTTGTGATGCGACTCCAAAATAGGTTTGCCAAAGGACTATTTGATGCGTTTGTTACACATCTCAAACTTACAGGAATTTGGGATTCGTTTGAACTTACTAAGAGAAACTTCTTGGTTAAGTTCACCGCCCCAACTTCTTTTGAATTATATGAACAGCAAAGACTGTTAAATATCAAAATGGAAAATTATAATACAGCGACTCAGGATGAAACATTTAGTAAAGATCGAGCTAAAATCAAATATCTAAATTGGACTGAAGAAGAAATTTCTAGAAATGCTCAAGCTCTTGAACATGAAATGATGAGAAATGCTCTTCTTAACTGGAAAGTTCAAAATATTGAAACTACTGGTAGTCCTTACGGTCCAGAATTAGAAGCGGCTGAAGAAGAAGGTGATTTTGGTGATGATTTTGGTGCTGGAGCAGCTGGTCCTCCTCCAACAGGTGGTGGATTTGGAGATGAGAGTCCTCCAGATCTGGGTGAAGAACCGCCAGAAGCTCCTGAAAGTGGTGGTGAAGAACCTCCACCACCTGAATAATAAAATCTCCGACCTGGTTGCTATACTGGGGGTAGGATTCTACCCCCATTTTATAAATATTTAAGTAAAATACAAAGGTTTAAATACATGAAATTTTTACAATTAGTGGAATTATTTGAAGATACAGCTACTTTCTCTAAAAAGAAAGATGTTGAAGAGGAAGAAAATGTTATGGATAAACTTCCTCCAGTTCCAGATTTTGAACCTAAAGATGATGACACTGATAATATTGGAGAAGTTGAAGACGATCTTCCTGAAATTGATCCAGTAACCGACGAAGGTACTGAATCTGATGATGAAGTAAGAAAATTAGTTGCTCAACATGTTCAAGTTACAAAACAAGTTTTAAATAATGAACCAATTTTAAGAATTAAATCAATGCTTGATCCTAATATGAATGGTTATGTAAAATATGAAGATCAAGCAGATCTTGACTTAGCTTACGATAATCTTGTTGGTGACGGTGAAGAGAATATTGATTTAACCGATGAAGAAATTGCTGGTCGTATTTTATCTTATATGCACCGTAATTCACGTAATCGTTCAACAGCATTCTTATGGGCGGATATATTGGCAAAAGAAATTCTTACTATTAAAAGAGATCTTTCTGCCGAAGAGATTGGTGAATTGAAATTGGATTTTAAGATATAAGGAGATCTACTAATGAATACACTTAAACTCATAAGTGAAGTTGTTACTTATGATTTTGATATTATAGAAGAACAGGCAAATGAACATCAGTCAAGAAAAATGATGCTTCGTGGTCCTATGATTATAACAGAAAAGAAAAATGGTAATGGGCGTACATATCTTACACCTATTATGGAAAAATCCGTTGATCTTTTTCAAAAAGATTTTATTGACACCAGCAGAGCTGTCGGTGAACTTAACCATCCAACATCAATTGATGTTAACTTTAATAATGCTTGTCATTTAATTACTGAACTAAAACAAGAACAAAATATTTGGATTGGTCAAAGTAATGTATTACTTGGAACTATTAAAGGTGATCTTTTAGCTGGTTTATTAAATAACGGCGTTAAAGTTGGTATGAGTACTCGTGGTGTTGGTAATATTAATGATCGAAAAGAAGTCGATCAATATAAACTTATTACAGTAGACGTTGTTCACGAACCAAGTGGTCCTGGTTGTTTCATGGAAGGTATTTTAGAATCTAAAAACTACATGATTAATGAACATGGTGACATCGTTGAAATCGCTTATGACAAACTTGAAAGGAAGATTATGAATCTTCCTAGACATTCTGATGAGAAATCACAGCAAATTGCAGAAGCAATTAGAAGTTTTCTTACTACTATTTAAAGGAGATATAAAATGACTACACATTTTAACCATAGTTCCAAAGATAAGGAATATAAAAACGCATATCTTTCAATGCTCCTAGAAAATCAAGAAGCAGAAGAAGATGTACTTGAACCAGTTGAAGACGAAGAAAATGTAGAAGTTGAAGAAGAAGATAACAAACTCGAAGTAGAAATCGAAGATGTTGAAGAATTTTCAGCTAATGCTACTAAAGAAGAAGCAGAAGAAATCCTAAGAGTTGCTCAGGAAATCGTTGCTGCTGCCGAAGCTCGTCTTGCTACTTTTGAAGATGATGAAGAAGTAGAAGATACTGAAGAAGTTGAAGAAGAGGAATAAGTGAAATGCCGAATGCAAGTGACCTTGTAAAACAAGTGATAGATGGTAACCTTTTGGACGCACGTGATATCTTAAAAGATATCGTTAATGATAAAGTAACTGAAATTGACACTGATGCGTATAAAACGGTAGTTACAGACGAAAAACGTGAAGAAAATTAACGAAATGTTATAAATAATTTAAAGTTGGACGGAGAATAATAATAATGACTCTCAAAGAACATCTTAAGCAAATTGATCCAAATATGGATGATAAACTCATCGAAGAGTTTGTTGCTATGTTAGATACTAAGATTACCGAAGCCAAAGATCAAGGTTTCAATGAAGGTATTTCAAAAGTTTCTGAAATGGATGAAGAGTATGCGGTTAAAATGGAAGGTCTTTTCGAAGAGATTAAGGTTAAGCATGAAACTGAGCTTACCGCACTTGAAGAAAGACTTACTACAGAGCACGCTCAATCACTTCAGGAAGCACTCGATAAAATGGACGACGAACATGTAGAAATGTTCAATGAAGCTCTTGAAGCTCAAGACGAACTACAATCACACATGCTCGAACAACTTGTTGAAATGATTGATGAAGATCATCTTAATAAGCTTAATACTATCGAGGAAGCATTTAAAACACAATATGAAACAACAATTACCGAAAAGGTTAATGAATTTATTGATACTTATATCGCTGAATCCATGCCAACTCGTGAAGTTGTTGATGGCGCTAAACTACAACGTTTAGAAGAATGTATGAGTTCTATTCGCGAAATTCTAGTTGTTAACGACGATTTCGTACAAACTGAAGTTAAAGAAGCATTGGAAGATGCTCAAACACAGTTAGACGAAAAACAAGAGAAGATCAATTCTCTTATGGTTGAAAACATGGACATTCGCAAACAGGTTAAGAAAAGTGAAGCAGTTAGTCTGCTTGAGAAAAAGACCAAAGGTATGAAACCAGCTCAGGCTGCATTTGTCACCAATTTCTTTGAAGGTGTAAATGATCCTAAGGTTATTTCCGAAAAATTAAATGATGCTGTTAAAGCATTTAAGGCAGATGAAACTGCCAAAAAGGAAGAAGTCATCGAAGAAAAACGAGGAACCTCCGTTGAGATTCCTGATGAACCAAAACCTGAAGTAATTGAAGAATCAGTCGAAAACGATCCTATGGATTTGTATGTCGGTAAGATTCACAGATCATATAGTATCGAGAACAATCTCGATAAATAAAATATTTAAGGAGTTATACGATGTATCAACATCTTTCCCCAGATTATCAAGAAACTTGCCTCCGCAAGTGGAAAAAGGTTCTTGACGCAGGCGATCAGATTGGATCAGAGTCCGCACGTGTTGCAACTGCTCTTGTTCTTGAAAATACCCAGCGCGAGTACAGTAAATTGACAGAAGCTTATAATGCCCCTCCTGGCGGAACTGCTTTCAGTTCCTTTGGTGGTATGGGTGCACAGGCTGGTACTTTAAATGGTGCTTCCACTACTGGTGGCGGTGCTCTTGGTACTACTACTGATTACGGTCCAAACGATAGCCGTATCCCAACTATCGTTATCCCTACCATCCGCCGTATCTTCCCTGAATTGCTTGCTCACGACATCGTCGGCGTGCAGCCAATGGGTGGTCCGGTTGGATTTGCATTCGCACTTCGCTTCCAGTATGGTGCAAATGCTGGTGGTGCTAATGGTTACCCATCCGTTCAGGGTGATGAAATGGGTTACAACAAGATTCATACTCACTTCACTGGCGCGTCCGGTATGCTCGAGAATGATGAAACCGCTAATTATGCAGCTACTCTTCCTGGCGTAGGTACTGCTTCTCAGACAAGCAATTACTGGCAAGCATTTGCTGGTACTAACGATCCTTATGGTTACGCTAACGGTATGGCTGACGGACTTGCAAACCAGGAATGGTTGAAAGTTGGTGAAGATATGCCAATGTCCCAATTCAAACTTGAAAAGGGTGTTGTTGAAGCGAAATCCCGTAAGCTCGCAGCGCACTGGTCGCTCGAACTTGCTGAGGACATGAAGAACATGCATGGTACTGACGTTGACTCCGAAATGGTTAACATCATGTCCTACGAAGTAAAAGCAGAAATTGACCGTCAGCTTCTCGGCGAAATGGTTAAAGCAGCTATCGTAGGTACTAGTGGTACTCCACATGCTTCTACTTGGTCCCCAGTATCTGCTGATGGTAGAAATCAGCTCGAACGTATCGGTACAATCTATACGCAAGTATTGGTTAAATCCCAGCGCATCGCGATCCTAACCCGTCGTGGACCTGCTACCTTCGCAGTAGCTTCCCCTCAGGTTGTTGCTCTTATGGAACGTCTTGGTGACTTTACCCTCGATGCAGCTCCAGTTAAAGCTTCTGGCGCATCTGTTGGTATCTCCAAGGTTGGTACTATGCGCAACGGCGGTATCACTCTTTATCGTGATACTTTTGCTGGTGGCGATTATATCCTTCTTGGATATAAAGGACCTACTATCTATGATAGTGGTATTATTTACTGTCCATACATCCCAGTTCAGATGAACCGCGCTGTTGGACCAGATGACTTCAGTCCACGTGTTGGTCTCCGTACTCGTTACGGTATCCTCGCTAACATGTTCGGTTCCGCTAACTACTACCACTTCATCAAGATTGATGGCTTGGTTAACAGTCAGTTGGCTTCTGATGGTCAGCGTGTATTCCTCTACTAGTTGATCCACAAGCCAAGAAGCTTGTATCAATTGGTTAGATAATACCAAGGTGGTTTCCCCGCAAGGGGAGCCACCTAAAATTTTGCCTGCAAAAAGAATAAATAACCTAAACAAGGGAGATAATTATGAATAATTTTAAGAAAAAATACGACGAGTTTGTTAAAATTATAAACGAAGAAATTAAAGTTAAATGTGGTTGGTGTGGTAAAGATTTAGGTACAAGACCAGGTAAAGCATCTCCGGGTTTTGAAAATGAAGTATCTCATGGTATTTGTAAAGATTGTTTAAAAACATGGGATAAAGATTTAGATGATGAAAAAGAAAATAAGGATACTAAATAATGAAATTCAAGCAATTGAAAGATCTCTTAAATGAGGACGAACCTAAGAATCCAGGTGATATCAAACAACAGCAAGATATCAAAAAATTAGTTAATTATATTAAAAGTCATGGTCATAAAGTATGGGAAGATGGTAAAGAGATTAAAGCTATCGAAAAATATACAGATAAAGACGGTGAAGCTAAAGAAAAAGAAGTTACACTTAAGCCTAATCTTAAAGCTGTAAGAAATTGGCTTGGTTATTAAACTAATTTAATTGGAGATTGAGAATGTTTAAAGTTTTTACGCAAGATATGGATATTAGAGATGCAGATAACTGCTCTAAATGTGGAATGGTTAATTATGGACGAATTATTGATGAAAAGTTTGTTTGTGTAACATGTATTCATAAGAATCCAAATCAACAACATCAAGATATGTTATTTAATGATGAATTTAAAGAAGCATATAAAGAAAGAATGCGTGAAAGTACAATTTATCGTGGTGATGAAAATATCATTGGATAAAAACTCTTTTCCTTATAATATATAGAGGGTAAATATGAAATTTAATAAAAAATATGTAGATATTGTCGAAGATTTAAATCTTAATGAAGGTACTAAGAAAAAGCTTCTTAATTTAGCAACCGCAGCTGCTTTAGCTACAGGTGTAGCTACTACTGGATATAAAAGTGGTGAGCTTGTTGGTAAGAAATTTAATAAAGCATATGATGCAGCTAAAGCTTCTGCAGATGCTCAAGAAAAACGTCTAAGAGATAAAGATAAGTATTATCAGGGTGAAGGTGAAGATCCTGATGAGAAAGAAAAAGATAAAAAAGAAAAATAATTTAATATCCACTACTATACTTTTTAAATTTTGAGGTTATATTATAACCATACGAACAATGAATTTAATATTTCAAAATTTAAAATGGAGAACACGTAATGGGTAAATTGCATGAACTTCTCGCAGTAGAAGCAAATGTTAAAGGTCATGGCGATCGTGTCATGAAGGAAACAATCGTTAATTTCCAGAAAAAGAGTCATCTCTTTAAAGGAAAAACACGTCGTTATCAATCAGTTAATGACGAAGGTGAAATCTTCCCAGATGAAGACGTTGAAATGGAAACTACTGTTCCAGCACGTCTTGCTTATACTTGGGATGCAGTTATTGCCGCAGTTGATGCTACATATCAAAAAGAACTTACCAATACTAAAGCTGTTGCCGATATTGAACTTGATGGTGAAAAGCTTATTACTGGTGTTCCTGCAACTGCACTTCTTACCCTTGAAGGTAAGCTTAAAGAAATCCGTGCTGTTGTAGAGCGTGTTCCTACTTTAGAACCTGGCAAAGGTTGGTCTAAGGATGAAGCCCAAGATAATACTTGGAAATCTAAAGAAGTAACCACTGTCAAAACTAAGAAAATCGAAGATTTCAAGACGGTTGCCCCTGCTACTAAAGAGCATCCTGCTCAAGTTGCTAAGGTTGTCCGTGATGAAACTGTTGGACATTGGACAACGGTTGAGATTTCCGGTGAAATCACTTCCGATGCTAAGATGCAAATTCTTACACGTATCGATACTCTTCTCCGTGAGGTTAAGAAAGCTCGAGCACGTGCTAATGCTCAAGAAGTTGAAAATGAAGTAATTGGTAAGAAACTTATCGACTACATCATGGGTTAACACCCATTGGGTGGTAGGCAACTACCACCCAAAATATAGATTTTAGGCTAAACTTAAAATAGTTGTTAAACTATTGCGCCGGATAGATTCCCCAAAATGCCAGGAATCCCGGATGTTATCAAATTCAAAATATTGCCTACAATCTACAAACGAATTCTGACTATGTCACAGAGGTATATTTTGTAGTAAGAAGCTACATCCGACTATTGGGTCGTCGGTTCGAATCCGACTTCGGCCACCAATTTTAAAACTGGCCGAATAGCTCAGCGGTAGAGCACGATAATTCAAATTAAAACATATATTCTTCTAGATACGTCTTATTGCTTCGGCAGTATGAATTCATTCATATAATTAAAATGAATATTATAGGTCCCGGTCTTAGGTTACGAGGCTGGGACCTCCTTTATTTTTTATTACTTTCCACTATACTTTGAATAGTTCCCAGTTATTTTATATTAAACAATATATTATTGTCATGTAGCAGTTAATTAAAATTTTAACATTGGAGTATTTGCAATGAAAAGACGTTATGGATTTGTAAGTAATAGTAGTAGCAGTAGTTTTATCTGTGAAGTTTGTGGTGAAGAAATTTGTGGAATGGATATTTGTTTTGAAGACTGGGGCTTCTGTGAATGCGTAGAAGAACATGTATTCTGTCAGGAACATATTATTGGTGAGTATGATGGATCAATGTATGAAGTTCCTGAAAGTCAATGTCCAATCTGTCAATTTACTGATGTTGCTCTTAGTGATATTAAGAAATATGTTCTATTAAAATCCGGTTTTAATAGCTATACAGAAGCTGAAGAAGCAATCAAGGAAGAATTTGATTCTTATTCAGCTCTAGTAAATTATCTGTATAAGAAAAATAAGTTAGGTTAAATAAAAATGAAACGAAGAGATGGATTTGTAAGTAACAGCTCAAGCAGCTCGTTTATAGTAAAATTTAGATCAATTGATTGGAAAAATGCTGGTTGTTTTGATTACAAATTAGAACCATCTCAAATTGAATCTCTTGATCAATTTGGCTTTAGAAAGATAAATGTTGGTTGTGTAGAACATTATCATAACTCTGATCATTGTTCAAAAGAAGCCGAAGTTTATCAACATGATGAAACAGAATCTGATTTAAGAACATATCTTGGTTATCATGTAACGTGTAACCAAGATACTCCATTATTCTTTCTCTTAAAAAATCGTATTCCATTTACTGCTTTAATTCATTATGGTAATTACACATATATGTATGACGGTGGTGATTGGTTTTATAAGATAATAAATTATGGCCAAATGCTTTCCATGTATCATTCGTTAGATTCTTATGAACAATTATGTAAAGTTGCTATGGATGCAGGACCGCCAATTAGTAGAGAATATGTTAAGTGGTATTTGGAGAAAGAAACAGAATTAATGGTTAATACAATTGTTGATGAAATTGATGCTATAGAGGATGACGAATGATAGATTTTAATGATTATAAAAATACAGAACTTCTAGAAGCTTATAATGAAATTCAAAAAATTCTTGAAGAACGTGGATTATTAATTAAACTTCAAGAAAAATCTATTGAAGAACTTCAAAAAGAAGCGGCGATTAAAGCCAATTCTAATTGGCATTTTATGATAGATCGTGAAGATAATTTTGTAATGGTTTATGTTGTTGAAAAACAACATTGGAAAGACTTTGGATATATTGATGACTGTCCATCTGATCAAAATTTTATAGTTCCTCCAAAATACGGTGAATGCCAAGAGATGGCTTATGATAATTATAGCTTTGATTTTATTAAAAGCAAAATTTGGCAATTAACTGATAGTGAATGTGATATGTTAGAAGAAGCATATCGTAAAGATTTTATTGAATATGGTTTTACAGAAGTACTATGGTCAGATCATCCGGAGAATAAATAATGGCACTAGTTCGATGTAAATATTGTAATACACAAATAAGTACTATGTTAATTCAATGTTATCATTGTAAAAAAGAAATTAATTCAAATGATTATGAAGAACATCAAAAACAGGAAGAAAAATTCTGTGATATTAATCGAAGTTCAATTTATTGTTATGGATTATTTACTGGTGCTATTATTGGTATTTCTTTTTCAATTTTAATTATGTTACTATATTTTACTTTCTTTTCATGTTAACTATACTTTGATTTTTTCTATGTTATTTTATATTAACCATAGAGGAGAAAAATAAATGAGTATCATTCAAAGTCATCTTGATAATGACCTTTATAAATTTACAATGGCTAATGCAGTCTTTAGTAAATTTCCAAATTATTCCGTAGAATATCGTTTTGATTGTCGAAATGAAGCAAATTGGGATAAAGATCAACATGATATACTTTTAGAAGAAATCGATTCTTATTGTAAAATTCGTTTTCAAGAAGATGAACTTGATTATCTTTATTCTCTTAATTTATTTAGTTCCGAATTTATTCAATATCTTAGAGGTTGGCAACCAAACAGTAAGAATATTTTAACAGTATTATCTGCTGGCAAACTTAAACTTATTCTTATTAATGGAACATGGCTTGATCAAATTTTATTAGAAGTTCCATTACTTGCTATGATTAATGAAGTTTGGTTTTCTGGTCTTAATTGGAATTGGAAAAATAATGAGAAAAATGGATATAAAAAATTAGATCAGAAATTGAGTTTAGTTAAAAACGATCCTAATTTTAAATTCGCTGATTTTGGAACTCGTCGACGTTTTAGTTTTCCTTGGCAAGGACAAGTTATTGAAAAACTTAAAGATTGTACAGGATTTGTTGGAACATCAAATGTTTTTTATGCTAGAAAATATAATTTGACTCCAATTGGTACAATGGCTCATGAATGGATTATGGGTGGTGCAGGTAGACCAGATACAAGTTTCTTAAATTCACAGAAAGCGCAATTACAAACTTGGTCTGATGTATATAGAGGTAATCTTGGTATTGCTCTGACCGATACTTATGGTATGAAGAAGTTTTTGAAAGATTTTGATTTATACTTTGCTAAACTTTATGATGGTCTTCGGCATGATAGTGGAGATCCTTTTGAATGGGGTGATATGGCGATTGAACATTATAAAAAACTTGGTATAGATCCAACAACTAAAACGCTTGTATTTTCCGATGGTTTAACAATTGAAAAAGCTATTGAAATTAATAAGTATTTTGAAGGCAGAGCCAAAATATCGTTTGGTATCGGAACTCATTTAACTAATGATTTTGATTATATTGAACCATTAAAAATTGTTATTAAAATGACAAGATGTAATGAACATCCAACAATTAAGATATCAGATGAACCTGCAAAAACTATGTGTATGGATGAAAAATTTAAAGAATACGCACTGGACATAATGCAGGTATATTAATGTTTTATAGGAGAGATAGGTTAGTTTGTCCTTCAAAACATGAGGGAAAAACGCTTAAATGTGTTAATTGTGGTATGGAGTACAAACCAGTTAGGTATGGCGAACAACCACAAGAAGTGGACTATAATTGTCCAAAATGTAAAGTATGTTGCTACAAGATAAAGAAAGTACCATCTTGGTGGGACATAAAGTAAGGAGTAATTATGAACGCTAAAGAGAACTATAAAGTTCATCGCAGCATTGGTAACAAAGACTATTTCATTCCAGAAGACGACCATCCAATTCGTGAAGCATTGGCATCTGGTCTTGAAGAATGTGAATATTCAAAAGATTTAAAAGACGCTCGTATTGAAGTTATGGCAGTATACCCACATATTTCCAAAACTACAGCAGCACGTGTTGTTAAATGTAATAATCATTCAAAAATCTTTGGTGGTTTTGATTATGTTGTAGAAGTATCTGGAGATATTTGGGATATTCTTCCTGCCAATGTTCAAAAGATTCTTATGTATCATGAATGTGAACATATGGTTGTTACTTATAATAAGAAATTAGAAGCAAGTTTCCGTCTTCGTGATCATGATCTTAAAGATTTTCGATCTGTTGTCGGTAAATACGGTCTTGATTGGATTACAACTATTAATGATCTTGTTGCTGATGAATATGAAATTGATGATGACAATCTTTGTGTGAGAATGTAAAATGCGACTTACTAATGAAATGCGATATAATGTTGCAAAAAAAGTTGTAATGGAGATTTACGAATCTAAAGTTAAGAATTTAATCTTACTTATTAGAGAAGATGCAACTAGAATCATTGAAAAAAATTTACCTACTGAGTTTATCGATCTTGCTGAAAAATTAGATAATAAAAAGAATTATTGTCGCTATTTTTCTTATTCAGATAATGTAAATATTCATGGTATTAATTCACGTTGTAATATTAATGAATTTACAGAACCTACTTTTAATGGTTCGATTAAATCATTAGGTAATAATCCATTAAGAAGTTATCTTCATACTTTCCATGATAGAACATATACTGCGGTATCTAAACGTCGTGCACCAAGTGGTAATCATTGGGCATCTTATCAAAATGTTAAGTTGACAAAAACTTTTCCACAACCTAGTGATGGTTATAAAATGGAAAAAGGATATAATTGGACATCAACTGTAACATTAATTAAAGATCTTATGAAAGTTTTGAAAGAATGTGAAAATCTTTTTTCTGAGATTTACGAATTTCTTTTACAGTTTTCTACATATAAAAAAGCTGAGAAAGAATGGCCAGATTTGAGCAGATATTTAACATTTATTCAACCTGAAGGTAGTGGAAATAAAGTTTCTACTGCATTAGTTAAATCTGGTATGACAGTTCGTAGATCTATTAATAAAGCTCGTCAAGAAGTAATAGGAGTATAAAAAATGAAAAGTCGTAATGGTTTTGTGAGCAACAGCTCGACATCAAGTTTTATTATTCTTTTGAAGAATGATGCATATAACGAGAAATATAAAGAAGCTGACGATTATACAAAGGCTGTATTAGACGTAGTTGTTGGTTCTCCAAAAACTGATGAAGAAGCATCAACTGTTTTTGGTATACCTTGTAGAATTGTAGAATTCTCTGATGGGAATTATGATTCTTTCAATGAGTATTATGAACATGAAGTAGATTGGAAAGGTGAAATTCCTGAAGAATATGATCCAGATTATTATGGATGCGCTTCAAGAGATGCATTTGAAAAATTTACAGATAAACTTGAAAATGAAAAAGAAATAGAAACTTTTTCAGTTGAAACATGACATACGATCCTGCAAATAGAATTGTAATTGATAGTTATACTGGTTTATTTGATAGTGAATTAAACGAGCTTATTGAGATTATTCAACGTGAAATCAATAAGCTTGATATTCCTGATCATGTAAAAAAGACATTGGTTGTAAAAATAGAAAAAGATCCATATTTTGAGGAAATTGAAAATGGAATTGAGTGAAAATATTCAAAAACGAATTGACAATCTTCCAAATCAAATGCTTGATACTGCACTTGATCATGTTGAAGAATATCTATCACAAGGTGACTGGTTTTATCCCGAAGATTTTATGGAAGATATTGTAGAAGAAGTTAATAAGGCAATTGCAACTGAAGTTAAACAGCTTTGTGAGCGTCCAGAATTCAAACAAAAGCTTAAACTAATTGCTGAACAGAAACTTGGTGATATTATTGCAGATCAAATTGATTTGTAGAATTAATCATTTAAGATTTGTTTAGAATGGAGGTAAAATTAATACTTACCTCCATTTATTTTAATGTTTGCTATACTTTGATCTTTTCTTGGTTATATTATACTATCTACTATTAAGGGAAATATATGAAAATCTATGCTATTAAATATCGAGAAGGTGATATTATTAGTGGCAATTATCATGATAAAGTTCTTAATGATCAACTTTATTTATCAAAAGAACGTCGTGATGCTGCTCTAATTGAATTTCAGCAAACTAATATTGATCGCGCAGATAAGTGGAAAATACATACCGCTATTGAAATGAATGTTAAGGAGTAATAACTTGAAAGAACAAGTAATACAAAAACTTACTGAAAGGGAACATGTTCTTCAGCGACAAGATATGTACCTTGGCAGTATTCAACCAATTTCACATAATGGTTTCTTTTTAGAAAAAGATAAATTTGTTTGGAAAGAATACCGCTGCGTTGATGGTTTGATCAAAATTATTAATGAAATTATTGATAATAGTATTGATGAAGCTGTTAGAACAGATTTTAAACACGCTAAAAATATCAAAGTTTATATTGACAATGGTAATCAAGTACGTGTAATTGATGATGGTCGGGGAATTCCAATTAAGAAAGTTGGACTACAAGATGGTACAGAAGAATGGATGCCAGTATTAGCATTTACTCATGCCAGAGCAGGTTCTAACTTTGATGATTCTGATCGTAAAGGAATTGGAATGAATGGTATTGGTAGCTTTGTTACTAATTGTTTCTCCAATAAATTTACTGTTGAAACAAAAAATGCAGGTCAGAGATTAGTTCTTACATGTAAAAATAATTTGGAATCATATAATGTTGATGTCACTAAATTAAAAACACGAGATAGTGGAACAACTGTTACATTTAAACCTGATCTTCCAAGATTTGGTCTAGAAAAAATTGATGATTTACATGCATCATTAATTGAACAACGTTTGATTCACTTAGCTATGTGTTTTCCTCAGATTACTTTTAAGTTTAATGGTCGCGTTATGAAGATCAGAAATACTAAACAGTATCTGAAAGCATTTTCTACACAATTTGAATTTGTTGAAACACCAAATTATACTATTGCTATTATGCCAAATGAAACTGATGACTTTAGACAGTTATCATTTGTTAATGGCTTAGATATTAAAAATGGTGGTAATCATATTGATGTAATTAATTGGGAAGTTGTTTCAAGATTACGTGATAAGATTGCTAAGAAGTTTAAATCAATCAAACCTGGTGATATCAAGAATAAGCTTCAGATTATCGCAATTTTTAGAAACTTTACTAATGCAAGATTTGATAGTCAAACTAAGGAAAGGTTTACAAACTCAGTTGCTGAAGTACGTGATTTCCTTGGTAATATTGACTGGGATAAAATAGCAAATAAACTCTATTGGAATAAAGAGTTTATCGAACCAATTACTGAAACATACCGAATCAAAGAAGAATTTAAGAAACGTCAGGAAGCCAAAAATCTTAATAAGAAGATTTTGAAGCAGAAAGTTAAATGTGATAAATTCTTAGCACCAACCAAGCGAGAAAAATATCTATTCCTTTGTGAGGGTGATTCTGCTGCTGGTGGTATTATGGCTGTTCTTGGTAGAGAATTAATTGGATATTTTGCTATGCGAGGTGTTCCACTTAATGCTTACGAAGTTAAGATGTCAAAGATTCTTGCAAATCAAGAATTTAAGAATATTGTTAATGTTCTTGGTATTGTACTTGGTGAAAAAGATTCAAAAATGCGATTTGAAAATATTGTATTAGCTCAAGATGCAGATGCTGATGGAGCTCATATCTCAGGTCTTCTTATTGGATTCTTTAAAAAATATCTTCCTCATATTATTGAAGAAGGTAAACTTAAGAAATTACGAACACCAGTTATTGTCTTGAAAAAGAAAGATAAGATTAAGCATTTCTTCTTTGATCTTCCTTCTTATATTAAACATCAAGAAAGTAATGATACTTCGAAATTTACTATTAAGTATTTCAAAGGTTTAGGTTCTTGGAAAAAGGAAGAACTTAAACAACTTATTGACGAATATGGAATGGAGCGATTTATTGAAACTTTAGTTCCAGATAATACATCTGATAAAGTTATTAATGATTGGCTTTCATATTCAACAGCGAACGAACGTAAAAAATATATCAAAGGAAGTCCGTTCGACTTATTCAATCTATAAACATTGGAGGAAATTAATATGTTTGAAATTTTCAAAAGACGTAAGCCATTAACATTTGACGGTTGGTTAAAGAAATATCAAATACCTGCAACACAGTATAATATTGTATTCGTAAATGAAGCAGATAAAAAAATTGATCCTTTAAAGTTGAATGTTGAAAGTGCAACACCTATTATGAATGGTCGTAAGCTAGAAGTAAGATTAACATCTGAACCAGTATTATTTGGACGAATTTAATTATGTTAAATAAAGTATTAGAATATGCTATAAATGCTCATGGTAATCAGAAATATGGTAATGAACCATATTTATATCACTTAGAAGGTGTAAGAAAAAATCTTATTACAATTTTAGATAACTATAAGTTTTTTAAAGATTTTGATACAGATAAGATTCCTATTCTTGAACAAGTTGCAATTTTGCATGATACTATAGAAGATACAAATATTACGTTTGAAGATATTGAAGAAGAATTTGGGCATGAAATTGCTCAACTCGTTCTTACGTTAACACATTCTCCACATGAAAATTATTCTGATTATATCTATAGAATTAGACAAGATTTTTATGCATCGTTTGTCAAAATTGCTGATCTTTCGTTTAATATAGAGCAATCAAAGAATTCTTTAGATGAAGCAAAAAGTAATGCAAAATCAAAAATAAAGCATCGACTTGCTAAGTATGAACTTGCAATAAGAATTTTATTAGAGGAAATATATAAATGATAGCAATGACAGTATTTGAAGTATCGACAATAATTGCTTTAATAATTATTGCAATAATATTAGTAATTGTAGGTTATCGCGCTATTACTAGGTATATTCAATTGCCAAAGAAAGATACTAAACAAGAATTTGAAATTGAATATCCATTTGCTAACTTCACAGAAGTTGGTAAAGAAGTTAATGTAACTATTGACGGTATACAACAAAAAGCTATTATTGTTAAAAAGTATAAAGAAAATAATAGAATTCGTGTAAGGAAGTTGTGATGTATATTTATAAAGTTGGATATAGTGGATATGATTATCATCCAGAATGGACATATTCACATTCAATTAAATATTCATATGATGATTTTAAACAAATTGTAAAAGATTGTATAAATGAAATAGCTGTAGATATCATTAAAGATGATATCAAACAAAGATATCATGAGTTTATTGAATTTATGAATAACGATTCATATGAAGATTGTGATGAAGATTTTAATATTACTCGTACTGATTATGAAGAAGCTATTGATAGTTTCTATAATATTGAATTTTGGACAGAAGATCTTTTTGGTTCAAAAAGATTTGAACAAATAATGATATCAAAAGGTTTTCAACAATTTGAATATCAGGCAGTGTATATATTACCAGATGAGGATTTAACTAATCCCTCAAAACCTACAAAACGTCGTCGTCAATATCAACGAGATTATGATTTCTTTTTAACAATTAAAGAAATTTATGATAGATATTACAATCAAAATCCATGTCCATGGAATTTTGACGAATCGCAATTTAAGAGAAAAATAATAGATTGATTCTTTAAAGAAGTTCATTATTTTTAATATGATGGCTTTATTTTTTAATTTTCTCGGTTATATTATTTTACATACCAAAAAGGATTAATTTATATGCAACAGTCTCCCGAAATGACTATTACTGAGTTTTTTGATAAAGACTATACTCAGTACGCTTCATATGATGTATATCGCAAAATTGCGAATTATATCGACGGTCAGAAAATATCTGCTCGTAAAACACTTTATACTGTGATGAAAATTCGCCTCCGTGATCCTAAGAAAGTAAGTCAGTTACAATCAAAGATTTCAGAAGAAACACAATATCTTCATGGAGAAGGTTCTCTATATGGTGTTATTGTTGGACTTGCTCAAGATTTTCCAGGATCAAATAATCTTCCATTATTGAAACGTGAAGGTCATTTTGGTGACCGTCTTATTCCCATGGCTTCTGCTAACCGCTATATTTTTACAGCTATGGAACCATGGTTAGAAAAAGTTTTCAGACCTGAAGATAAACCACTTCTTATTGAACAAGAATTTGAAGGTGATATTATTGAACCTCGATTTTATGTACCAACTATTCCAATGATTCTTGTTAATGGTGCTGAAGGTTTGGCAACAGGATTTTCACAAAAGATTCTTCCACGAGATCCAAGAAAGCTTGCAAATTATATCAAGAATAAACTTCTTGGTAAAGTTTCTCGATACAATTTCATGCCTTATTATGAAGGTTTTGAAGGTACAATCGAGAACACAGAGGGTAACACATTTGTAATGCGTGGTATTATGAAACGAGTAAATACCACTACACTTCGTATTACTGAAATACCAGTTGGTATGTCATTAGCAGCATATAAAACACATTTAGATAAACTTGAAGATAAGAAAGAAATTAAAGGTTATACTGATCTTTCTAATGATGGAAAATTCGAGTTTGAAATTGATGTTACTCGTGATACTACACGTCTTAAAACAGATGAAATGTTAATGAGAATGTTAAAACTCATTAAAACTGAAACTGAAAATATCACAGTTAATGACGAAGATCTTGCTATCTGTAAGTTTGATTGTGCTCAAGATTTATGTGATGAATTTATCATGATTAAACTTGAATACATGCAAAAGCGAAAAGATTATATGATTGATCAACTTATTCAAATGCTTGCTCAATTACAATCAAAACTTTTGTTTGTTAAAGGCGTCATTGATGATAGTATTAAAACACGAAATAAACCACATGCTCAAGTTGAAAAACAATTAGATTCTATAGAAAAGATAATTAGAGTTAATGGAGATTATTCTTATCTTTTAGGAATGCCAATTGGTTCTCTTACTAAGGAAAAATATGATCAACTTAAAAAGCAGATCAAAGAACGTAAAGAAGAATTAGCTGCCCTTAAGAAGAAGACAATTGAAGAGATGTGGATTGCTGATATTGACGAATTATTAAAGGTAATATAATGAAACGAGGTTTAGCATATGTACTTTATAGCGAATCTACTGGAAAGTATTTTTCATATGATATTTTTGATGGGGCGACTAATATAGCGGATGCTAGATTTTATAGAACCGAAACTATAGCACGAGATGCTTTAAGTAATATTTTTAGATATGAACATCGAGCTAATGCATTGAATGATTACGAAGTCATTCCTGTTGAAGTTCAACACTTGTAAGGAGTAAATAATATGAATGAAGCTATTAAAAGCCTCATTATTCGTACTATTACTGTTATTGTTATTTGTGTAGCATTGCACGTAATGGTTAACACGTATTTTGATTCAGTTGGACCAGCTGTAACTGATGAAATTGCACTAAATCAAATGAATGATACAGATAAAGCACATATTGAAATGCGTATGTATAGCAATACTACAAACAATCTTAGGACGTATGGTCCGCCTGTTGCTTATGGAGCAATAGCGATTATACTCCTGTTCGCACCCGTAAATAAACTAATAAATGAAGGAAAAGAAACATGAGAATGTTTAAAATCCTTGCCCTCGTGGCATTCGTATCCCTGTTGAGCACATCATGTCGTAAACCGTACGACGTACCACAGTATGAAACTGTTGGTACTTCAGAAACTGCATACCTTATTCCTCTTGAAGGTGACAGTGGAAAGCAAGTTAAGCTTGATTCCGCTGCAGCCTATGACAAGATGAAAGTTATGGCAAAACGTATCCAAATTACTAAACGTTGGAATCAAACAGGTCGTATGGGACATCAAGGTGAATGGATTCCTAACGTTCGTCTTATTAAGGTTGATCGTACTCCTGTAACTCGTGAATGGACAGCTGACAAGAATAAAGGTACAAATAAGAAAGATGAAGGTATTTGGGTAGAATCTATGGATTCTATTGAGTTTAGTACAGGAATTAATTGTACTGGTCATATTGAAGAAGCAAATACTTCTAAATTCCTTTATTACTACAAGGCTAATGCTCTTGCCACAGTAATGGACCAAGAAATTCGTAATAAAATTCAAGAAACTTTGGCTGAATTTGCCGCAGGTCATGATCTTGATAAGCTCCGTGCTTTGAAGAAAGATATGATCAAAAAGGTGCGTGAAATTGTTATTCCATTCTATGCTGAACGTGGTATCACTATTACTACAATCGGTATGTTCGGTGGACTTGAATACAAAAATAAAGACATTCAGAAATCTATTGATGCTGTTTTTGTAGCTCAACAGTTGAAGAATGTTGAAAAGGCTAAACTTTCCGCAATGGCAGACCAAAAGAAACGTATGGAAGCTGAAGGTAAAGCTGAAGCTGATAAAGCTCGACAAGTTGCTATCGGTAAAGCTGATGCTGCTCGTCAAGAAGCTCAAGCAATTGCTGATGCTATTGCAATGAAAGCTAAAGCTGAAGCCCAATCCATTGAACTGGTTACTAAGGCACTTAAAGATGCTCAAAGTAATCCAATGTTCCTAGAGATTAAGAAGCTTGAAGTTGAATCTCAGCGCATTAAGAAATGGAATGGTAGCGTTCCTAGGATGCAGCTCGGTGGAACTGCGCCAACTATGATGATGCAGATTCCTGCTGAAAAATAGTATTTAGGGGATCTTCGGATCCCCGTTTATATCTGAGTGTATAAGGGGCAGGTACATGATTCTAGATTCTCTAGTACTGGGTGTTCGAGACATCCCTCAGATACCAAA